ACGCTTCGAAGCCCTCTACAGTCTTCCAATTTTCTAATGCGCGTTGTGTACCTGCGTTGGCCATGGGGCCTCCTTAGATTTCTTCTCTGGTTTCGTAGTCGAGCACAGGTTTATCCAAGGCTCGTAACATGCGTTCCAAGTCTTTCCTCAGCTCTGCTAGGGTTTTTCCTCGTGGGTGATCAGGCTCTGTAGTGATAACAAGCTTATCCTCTAAGCCATAGTACGCCTCGTGAATTTGGTACGCTACTTCTCCATCAAGTGCTCCTGGGTATACCCGGCGTACGACTCTGTGATTCCAATGGCTCATATGCTCTCCTTAGCAGTATATGTAATCGGATTTGCCACATTTGCAGCACTTCACACGCCCTGTGTAGTAGCTGCTGGGTTCATACCAGCAATGCAGGCACAACACTTCTTTCAAAAATTGCCACAACCATTTCCAGAGTTTGAAAGGGTTGTCATGGCACTGACGATCCCAAGTAAAAACCACGGGTGATAGATGAAGGCCATGGTGGCAACGTAGCCGAAAGCTGTGATGACGAAGGCAAGGATGCCAACACCCCAGACTTCCATGGGTTGAAGCTCAGCATTATGTTTCATCTAAAAACTCCTTCAAAGTTGTGCTCTGGGGAACCCCTAGGCTATGTGACAGGTTCTTGGCAAACACTCTCCAGTTGCCAGCGTACTTCTTGGCCAACTGCTGCAGCGTCATGTCCATGCTGTAGTGCTTGGAATAGCCTTGGGCAATCAAGGTGAGCTGCCGGTACAAAGCTCTCCAACCATCCTCATCCGTGGCGAAGATTACGTGGCGTCCTTTTCCGATCCTGATCTGTCCTTCGTATTTGAAGCCTTTCACAGCCTTGATATCTCCCACATTGTGGTATCTGTTAGGAATTGATCCCTTCACATAGAAGCCTTCAGCTTTCGCAATAGCATGTGCAAGACGTTCAACCTTCGTGAGGGGTTGTTCCGGCATTCGTACTGGGTATACTCCCGCCCATAGCAAGGGGGTCATCAGCAACCAAAGTAACAACATGAAAATCTTTCGCATGAGGATTAACTCCTTATGTGGATTTTGGTTCCTCGTAACCTTGGCTCATATAGAAGTAGAGGAGCTTTATAGTAGCTTCCAGCTCTGCTTTCCGTTCTGTGTAAAAAGCAGTGCTTTTATCGTACGTTTCAAGGATGTTTAATCCAGTCATCCATACATCGTAAAGTTCCATCAGATGCTTTTGTCGAGGTCCTACCTCATCCATGAAACCTGTGTAGTCCGGCATGGTTCCTCACTTCCATATTACAACGATGGTTATAGCAACGCAACAGAGGTAATAGAGGCAGAGACGTATGTCACCTGCTACGAAGTATCCGATGGATGCTAGGGATGTCAGGGCTACTCCAGACCAAGCGAAGAACGAACCGAAGTTCATACTCTTACTTTCAGCTGCTTCTTTAACTGTCTACGCAAACGTAGAACTTCATTGGCCAAATCTATCATACATTGGCGTATCTCTTCACGTACAAACATGTTCATCCAACTCCAAGTGAAAAACGTTTTTCTTTGTACCAACTTTTCAGCTGGAGTCATCAGAGACCAAATCTCATGTTGGTTCATTGCCATTCTCCTGTGAGTATCTGTTGCACAAGACGCTCAGCTCGCTCCCCAACCTCTGTGTACCACGCAGAAGCCTTCATATCTGCAGCCGCCTTCTCAAAGTTTCCCGCTTGAAGATCCGCAAGGTCGTGATGGAACTCCAGCAGGCCGGGTACGCCCATATTGAAACTCATATTCTGCAGCACACCCAGGCGGGCGTCATCCAGTGTCACGATCCAAGGCAGGCTCCGCTGTAAGAAGGTGGAGATGCGTTCCGAGTCTACACCCAGGATCTGCGAAGCTTGCACCTCGGTGATGCCGTTGCTGACATCGAAGGGCAAGGGGTTGGCGCTGAGGTTGTGGCCGTAGCCGATGGTGTCGAAGCCTCGGGAGTCGGGGTAGACCTTCAGGCGCAAACCTTCATCTCGCTTGAGTTGGTCTATGATGTTGTTGATCATTGTCATTTCTCCCTGAAGAACTCCTTCTGTTGTAGTTGGGCAGCTTTCTTACGGGCCTTGGCGGCTTCCTGAATCCTTGAGAATAGTCCTAGATACAGAACTTTTCCACGTATGCCTATTTGTGCTTGCCATTTTCCTGCCAATGCATTCCAAGTGACACCTTTGATACCTGAGGTGTTGTCTTTGCGTACAGTAGAGTTCTCAGCATTCTGAGCTTTAGTTGCTCGTCTCAAATTGCTTCTCCGATTGTTCAAGCCGTTTCTGTCTCTGTGATCTATCAGTACTTTTTGATCAAACTCTTGAAAAATGAAGCGATGCAGATACTGCCACTCCTTCTTTCCTTGCTTGTTGACAAACACACGCTTGGCGTATACAGTGCCATCCTTGTGTACTTCAGCACTCCATTTATATCGCCAGGGCTTTGTAGGATCATCTGTATCAACAACAGCCCAATATCCTTTGCTGAGTGCTATGTACAATGATCACCTCACGATTGTTGGGTGGAACTTAATGATGAAATGGAGTGCAATTCCCTGCACGAGGAGTGAAAGGTATGCAGCGACTGTGCGAAGGGTGCTCTTCGTCTGCTCGGAGAGCGTGGGTATGACCCACTTCTTATGAACACGAAAACCACACCCATAGCATCTGCCTTCTACACGATCCCAATATTGTGTGCCTCTGCACTTTGGGCAGCTCTCACTGTTTTTCTGGGTCATTCCTTGTCCACCCCCTTAAGTGAGATTGCCCCGATCAGGTTGTGACAGGCGATTCCCTGGTATGTCTGATGAGCCCGCTTCTCGTACGTGACAACTATTGGTTCCCGAGAGAAGTGCTCGGACACATCTCCACAGAAAAGGATCGTCTCTTCATATAGCGCAGGTGTGGCGTACGGCCAGAAGCGAATGTTGGTGTACTTACCACCATCCAGCAGCTGCCCCTCGATAGGCATGGCCAGCAGGTAAGCATAGGGGTTCTGGTAGACCTCGCTCACCCCTAATGAGTTGGGGATCTTCTTGGTAATGTCGCAATGCCCGAAGGTCAGCATTGAAAGCACAAAGAGAAACACGATCAGCCATGTCAGTAGTTCGTTATGCTTCATAGTTTCTCCCGTGCAACTTCGATGAGGATAGGCATGGCAATGGACGCGGCCAGGATGCCAAAGAACGCGTACACAGCGTGATGCCTGTGTTCCCAACAGTAGAGATTGGCTGCAGCTAGTAAGCCACCAATAAGGTAGCGTTGCAAATTCAGACTCATTGTACGACCTCCTCATACCAGAGCTTCACCCTGATTTTTGAAATGAACTCATTGTTCTTCAAACGGAAGTACCGTACGTCTGTGCTAGAGACCACGAGGTCTTCATTTTGCACAGGGAAAGTATTCTTGTGAATAGGCACTGCCCATAACTGTGGGATATAGTGGATACGTAATAAGAACTTCTTATGGCATCCACAGGCTGTTTCCAAATGAATCTTAGCCAGCACTCGGCACCTCCGTGATCACTACCGTGGGTGTAGCAGGGGGCATCCCGGCCAGCACCTTCATGGACTCAGCGGAGTACCCACCTGAGGGAGCTTCCAGTGCCTTCACAGCTTCAACCAAAGCCGCAGCCACATTGCTGACCGTGACCTTGCAGGGCTTGCCACAGCCTGTGCAGCGCCAATGATCCAGGCCGGTCTTGTCCTTACTCCCCGCAATGGGGGTAAAGGCCTTGGGCTTCCTCGCGGGCAGACTGCAGCACGCGCTGGTGTACGCGTTGACGGGCCCTTGCTGTTTGGGTGCGACGGAGGGCTTGCGATTCTTCTTGCCGTGCTTCTTGCCTTTGTACTTCGGGTTTTGAGAGCGGGAGTGCTTTCCAGTACTCGCTGAATGCCTTCCCGTTTTCCCAGATGTTGATAAAGATTTGGTAGATTTCCCGGTCGATGGGGTTGCTACCGTCGTAGCAGGCGAAGGTAAATTCTGGTTCGTCGTATTCGGCATACATGAGATCTCCTGGTGGTGCAGATTTGTAAAAGCTACAGCTTGGACCCTCGTGAAAGCGGAGCCCCAGCTTCCTCCATCTCTTTCTGAAGGATTGCCAGTGCGCGCCATGCCATCTTGGCTGAGTGGCGTGCGCCATCTGTGTCGAACTTCCCACGTTCCATCCCGTGGCGAATCACCGTATCCCATTCGTCACTTGACTTACTGCGATTCCAATGCAGCGGCTGACCAGGGTTGTGCTGCTCGTTTCCCAGGTAGGACACCTTGGCAACTTCGAGCAATGCAGCTGAAAAATAATCGAGCACTCCTGTGCCAACAGGGATCTTCTTGCGCTCAGCTGCATCCGATGGGAACAGGTCTTTGACTACCTTCAGACTGGGATCAGCTGGATTTGAACTACTCATTTCAAACCTCCTTTTTTGATGTAGGCCAGGAGGGCGTCTACATCTTTCACATGCACACGCTGGGGGAAACGGTCGAACAGACTTTGTATCCCACCAACAATGATGATCTGCTTTCCCCAAGCATGGGCCATGCCGGTCTCCTCCATGCGTGCAGCCGTACACCACCCGCTAGGCACAGTAGGTGTCGAGAGATCATCGGAGAAACGGATCAACGTATGCGCCCTCTTCACGTCAGCGGCATCCATGTCTGCTGTATCCAGCAGGAACCTTTTCAACTTTATGGGTCCCGCTGGGGCAGGTTCTTCATCGAGCCAACGTGATGTAATCTCCACGCCCAAGGCGGCAATCTTGAGCGAGATATCTTTCATTTCTTCCTTACGATGAAAGGCTGCTGCTAGGTACACTGACTTCATAGGACTCCTTGTCTCATGCGATTGATGCGACGGATGACCTTCGCTATCAGCATGAATTCAGCATAGGTGAATCTATCACCTTTGGTGCGATTGCATGAACCACAGCAGACCACGCAGTTCTTCTTGGAGTAGCCAAGGGAATTATCCTTTCTGTCCAAGTTATAAGCTGTGCTTCTACGACCACTACTCTCCCATGTAATCTTGGAAAAGCAGTAGTGACAGTAAGAGGTGTGGGTAAACTCCAAATACTCTTCGTAGGACAGATCGACAGGCATATCTGAGTTGTGTGTCAATAACCTGTGGTACAAAGATTCGTAGGGTCTCTTGCTGACACTCTCTATTTGAAGACACCCACAACTCTTGCTACTTCCATCCAGCAATGTCCTATTTCTGACTGGACGTGGAGGACTACCGCAGGCACATTGGCATATGTGTTTTCTTCCTTTGATTCTACTGAGAACTTTCCAGCGACCAAACGTACGATGCGTGAGGTCAATCATACAGTGATGGGTTCTGGCTTTTTAGAAGTCAGAATCTTGGTGCGCAAGGAATCAAGTACTTTCGTGTTGTTACGCAAAGCTTCCTTCAGTTTCACCAATCCATTAGCTATGCGTTCCCCATCGAGTGAGTACCAGCTTCCTGACATCTCAAAGAGTCCTTGGTTGGAAGCATGTGTTATCAGATCCCCAATGTAATCGAAGCCCGGGGTGCGTCCTGAGTCAGGGTAGTACAGGTCCACGACAGTTTCCCGTAGTGGAGTGCCAACCTTGTTCTTAACCGCTTTTAGCCTCACATGATGACCAATAACGCGTTCACTTTCCTTGATCACTTCCTGCCTGCGCACGTCCAGCCGTACACTTGCGTAGTGTTTTAAGGCTCGTCCACCTGGGGTAGTCTCCGGGTTGCCAAACATGACTCCAATCTTCTCTCGGATCTGATTGATCAGGATTATAGTAACTTGGTTCCTGGCAGCATCAGCGGTAAGAATACGCATAGCCTGGGACATCATGCGTGCTTGGATTCCGACGTGATTGTCACCCATCTCCCCAAGCAGTTCAGCTTCAGGGGTGAGGGACGCAACGTCATCCACCACAATCAAGCTCACGCACTGCGACTTCACCAGCTCACGTACGATGTCCAAGGCCTGATCACCATGGTCCGGCTGACTGATCAACAGATTGTCAATGTTGACCCCGAGGTTCCTGGCGTAAGCTGTGTCAAGCGCATGGGCTGCGTCAATGAAAGCGCATATACCACCGGCCTTTTGCTCCTGGCCAATGAGCCACAATGTGAAGGTTGTCTTCCCGGCAGACTCAGGGCCGAAGATCTCGACTATGCGTCCACGCGGGATACCTCCACACCCCAATACGTACTGATCGAACGTGGGGAGATTGGCCGGTATGCTGGGGAGAGCCACGATGTTCTTGGCTCCAAGGCGTATGATCGAGTTAGTTGTCTCGTACTTCTTGTCGATCTCCTTGGAGAGTGAGAACAGCTGTGCGAACTTCTGTAAGTCGGTAGTCGGAGCGGCGACCACCACCTTCGGTTCCTTCTGCTCTTCTTTCTTACGGCCAAATGCCATGTTTGTCCTTTCGGAAACATTCTGTCATTCTCCACCATTCTGCATAGGTGAAGACATTCGATTTTCCACGATTGCAACGAGAGCAGCACACTACAACGTTGTCCTCTGTGTAATCCAGAGCATTGTTTTTGCGGTCCAAATTGTACCCATATGAATCCCAAGCAATCTTAGTTAGACAATAGTGACAAGCTTTTACTTGGGTGTAGTCTAGGAACTTCTCATAAGAGAATGTGACCGCCCTTTTTGTGACTTGTGCTACATGAAGCAGGTGATTGTATAAGGCTTCATAGGGGCGCAGAGCGTTGGCCGCTGCAGCCCTTTCTTTCTGAAGACAACCACAACTTTTAGTGCTGCCCGAGGTCAAACTTTTGGATTGAGTCTTGGCAGTACCACCACAAAAGCATGAGCAGATGTATTTTCCTGGTATTCTCCTGCCCACACCTTTTTCATAACCTATCACATGCAGTCTTCCGAAGTCTTGTCCGACAAGATCTTTGGGTCTTGTCTGTTGCCTTCTTGGCTTCCTCATAATTCTGAAAGAGGTTTCACATCAAAGCTGGAGCCTTGAATTTCAATGCCAGAGGCTGCTTGAACTTCAGGACTTGCTTGCTGTAGTAGTTGTTCCTTTAGCCACGCACCAAATGCGGCCAGGAACTTCTTGCCATAGAGCTTCACTACGAATTTCGATCCTGCATTCATGAGAAGATTGTGCAGACGTTCCATCTCCTGCGCGTTGAATCCCACCTCGAAGAGCGCTTGCCAGCAGTGCTTGCAGTTGGCATGTCGAGGTGCATGACGTAGATCAATGCGGTGACCACAGGCTTTGACGATGGGGTGCTTCACTGTGAAGTTGGCCGCACGCCATGCGCGGACTTCTCGCTCAGTAGGTTTGTGCTCGGTCTGCACAGGTTTGCCTGCGCCTAAATCTGCGCTGTCTAGGTCACTCATGAAAGTATATCCTCCGCGTTTATTTCCTCAGGAAATGATGGGCGATCTTGTACAATAGATTCATGAAGCCGTTGGTTCTTGGCTTTGAAATAGAGAACGCGGTAATGCCCTCCCACTCCAAGATTGTTCTTCAGGAAAACCTTTCCAAGCTCTTGCTTGAAGTTGGTAGGTAGAGCGTCATAGCTTCCATCTTCAGCCATACGTAGGAACATTTGGTATTGCAAAGGAGTCAACGTACGCCGTGCTTTGATTTCTACATCGCACAAGAAGTCTGTAGCGTCAACATTTTTAAGACTAAGAGAAGGATTACTTTTTAAGCTATAATAAAGCGCTAAAACGTTGGCGAAAACCTCTTCCGAGCGCAATAGCTCAAGTCTGGTGTCATTCATCGTACCTCTTTCTGATTCGTAAGGAGCTTCATAAAGTCTTCAAACTTAAACGTAACCATGGGTTCAGTTCTATTTCTTCCGTGTATCAAAAGCTTCAACCCAGGTTTGTCAGCGTACTTTGCAAAATGTTCGTAGAAGACCCCTACCACGTTTAACTTTTCTACTTGTTTACATTCTATCAAAAGGTCCCAGACCTTTTGCGCTGCAGGGGAAAGGATCAGATCAACTCCGCTTTGCCCCATTCCCCGGGATTCTATATCTCCGTCCACAAGCCCATGGGGTGCCCCGGCTATGCGCAGGGCATCCCTCACCTTCTGTTGGAGAAGGCG